GATCCTCTTTGTGCGGTACTTGCATCCTGTATACCTACCGTTACCGTACCCGATGTACCTCCACCTGTTAGCGGTGAGGTCGCCGTAACACCCTCAATATCACCTGTAGCACCTGAGGCTACCCAAGCTGCGCCATCGTAATACCACAAGCTATTAGTATCTTTTGTGTATGCAAATTGTCCCTCTTGAGGAGATGTAATAGCGGAGTTACGAGCGGCTGCACTAGCAAAGACGAGTACGCCTTGCATGAGGTAGCCGTTTACATCACCTGCCGTTAATACCTCACCTGTAGTAAAGGTCTTAAAACCTAATCCAGCTGCCATCTTTTCCTCCTAGTAAGCAAGCACGGAGGTATCGAGCACTCCGTATAGTGTTGAGTCTAATATAAAGCCATCGATAATCGGCTCTAGTGTTGTAAAGCTAGTTTTCCAAGAGTTAGGCGTTACTCGGTGTTGTACGCCAAAAACTTGTAAAGTCTGTACGAGGGTAGAGTTACCCGGCTGATTAGTCGTGATCTCTACCGGGTCAAAAAAATCTAAACTAAGCGCGGCTAATATGCCATCGTTGTAATCATCCATGTAAAGATCAAGCTCTATAAGATCGCATCTAGTCTCAGTATCTTTACGAGAGGCTACATAGGCTTGTGCGTAATTAAGAGCATCGGCATTAGTGTCCATTACTAAATTAGTCTGATTATAGGAGTGCACAAAATACTGCTCAATAGAGGCAGCATCCTCAGCTAGTTGAGCCGTGCCGCCTATCTTTGTAATAGATGCAGAGTTATACACCTGCGTATCGTCTAGGCGCCATATGGCATTAAAGTAATTGATATCGGTGCCATCATCGTTAAAGCGAGTGACTGGCAAGGCCTGAGAGTCAATACAAAAGGCACGATCTTTAAGCGTGACAGATCCTCGAGCATCCACATAGATAGCGCCGTACTCCGAGGTAGTGGCGGTCTGCATCGCTGCCAGCGCCGTACGATATCCACCCGGGTCTGCTTGCATTATTGTCGTACCGTACAAAATCTCGCGCATAGATGGAGGCCATGAGATCTCATCGAGGATAGCGTTTACACGTTCGCCGGCATTGTCACCGGCTGCCGCTAGTGTCACCGTAGAGATCTGAGAGTTAGTAAATAATCTAAAAGCATCGACAGCTGTAATAGTCGTATAAACTACATCTGTAGCCATCTTAGGCGTAGTAGTTGTGTAGCTAGTAATAAAGCCGCTAAACATTGGATACTCAATACCTGCATATGTAGCTGATATCTGCACCTTACGTAAGGGAGTGAGCAAGCCGTAGTAAGGGCCGGCAGCATTTTGAGGGTTAAAGTCGCCGTTCTGATCCACGATACGTAGCGTTAGGGTGCCTGTCTGGAATAGATCGGCTTGAGCGTTACGGCCTCTTGTCGTTGTAATACCATCTACCTGATCAGATACATCCACGATAAGGGCTGCCGAGTCTGCAAGCACGTTAGTACCTAAGATGCCGCTATCTAAGATCATGGCCTGAGCAAAAGCCGGACCTGTAGAAAAGTTAATAACCGCGTTGATCGTAGGGACTGTCATAGCGCACCTGCCGTAGTCAAAGAGTCGCCTCTACGGTTGAGAGTCTGTAGCGCATCTTGTACTGCACTCACTATTGTCTCCTCGCTACCTACTACACCGGCGTTTACTACAACAGTTATATCTCGATCGTAAGCGCCACCGCGTGAGAAACTAGAGATAGATCCCTCATCGGCTTTAAGCGAGCCTGAATTAAAAGAAGTAATAGCTCCACCTGCAAAAGAATTAACGAGCGCGTTAAAAGCGGCAGAGTCCTCTACGGTTTGGAAAACGCTAGTTACCTCATTTGCAAAATACTTGAAAGCGTCCTCAGCTTCTTTTGTCCTAAAACTTTCAATAGTTGCAGGTTTTAATATGCTGATACCGCCACCATCGCCACCACCGTTACCACCGCCACCACCTACTACAGAACCGTTACCAATTCTGCCTAGCGCTGCTGCGTAATCTTGTAGCGCTTTAAGTCGCGCATCATCGGCGGCTTTTTGAGCCTTGGCCACTCGATCAATCATACTTAACTCGGCTTGTTCGCGTAGATTACCGGCTGTTATAGCGGCGTTAGTTGTATTGCTCAGAGAAGCCAAGCGAGCGATCTCTGTAAGTTGGATCTGTACGCGCTCGGTATAACTTGCTTTATCGGCTAATTCACCGGCTGCAATAATAGCCGCGTTGTATTTACCAAAAGCGGCGTTACGTGCGATCTCTTTATCTGCCTCAGCCATCTTGCTTGAGTTAATAGCTGCGAGCTCTGTAAGTAGTTGTTTGTTTATAGCCTCAAGGGTTGCAGAGCTAATAGTCTGTACACCGGCTAGTTTTTGTAAGTCTGCGTTTTTTTGGAAAGCTGCAAGCTCATTGATTTTGGCAAGAGCTGTAGCGCCATCCTCATCTTGAATAGCCATAAGAGCCTCAAGGCGTAAGCGTGTTTCTTTATCATAGGTTGCCCTAAGTGCAGCGGCAATAGAGATGCGCTCTGTATCAAATACGGCAGCTGCCTTAGATAACGAAAGTTTATTTTTCTCGGCTAAAAGTTGTTTTCTCTGAAAGGCTAATAGTTCTTTAGCACGTTTAGCGGCATCGGCCTCGGCCTTAGCGCGAGCTTTAGCGTTAGCTGTCTCCTCGATAGCCCTGTACCTATCGGCTGCCGCGCCGCCATATTGGCGATTGGCCACGTTGCCCATAAAGGGCGTACCTGTTGCCTTGTATAAAAGTTTTACATAAGCATCGGAGGCATCATTAAATAATTTAGCCAAGCCAACAAAAGGCGCTGCTACTTGACCGGTCAGTTCAACGACAGCGGCTAAAGAGTCTGCAAGGTTATCTACGCTCTCTGTTAGATCCTCTGTAGTTGTATCCCCTGCGAGCTTCATAAAAGCCTCTATAAGAGCGCCGCCTACAGTCTCTTGTAAATTGCCGTAAGCAATCTGTACAGCTGATACCTTGCCGGCATACGTATCTAAACGCGCTGCATTTTGGCCGCTGTACTGATCCGTTAGTTTTTCTTGGATAGTTAAAAACCCGGCGGCGGCTAATTCTGTTTTAGTAAGTCCTGTGTTGTACTTGGCTATACCTTTACTTTGTCCTAAATATGCAAGGCTTAAATCTTTAGCAACCTCGGCCGCATCGACTCCGCTACCTGCCGATATATCTAAAGCAAGGGCTAGTAGATCCTGCGACTTAGTAACTGAGCCTGTGGTGGAAAGTAGACCTTGAAAAGCCGGCCTCAAAACGTCATCGGCGACAGCTGCCGATTTTTCTAGATCTGTTATAAAACGAGTGATGCGTGTGGACTCAAAACCAAGGCCTAGATTTTCTACAGCTTTAGTTAAGCGTACCGTTGCCGCTTCATCCTCGGCAAAAGCCTTAACAGATTTTTTACCAAATTGTGCTAACGCGGCAGCACCAAAAGTAACGCCAAAAGCCTTAGCTAAACTCTTTACGCTTTTCTCAAAGCCGCCTATCTGCTTTTGTCCCTTGGCGAGTGCCTTACCGTCAAAGGTAGTTACGGCATTTACAAATAAATCGGGCAACTTCATTAGGCGGCCTTACCGTAACGGCCTTGATTAAAGGCGGCGATAGTGTTTTCTAAAGCTCTAATTACGGCAGCTGAGGCCTTGCCTTGATCCTCGGCCCACGCTCTAAAGATCATGCGACCGCGACTGTTACCCTCGCCATATAAAGGCCCCATACGACTAATAAAATTGGCACCAGCTCCCGGGTTATTAGATCGGCTTTTAGAGTCGCCGCCCGGGTTTTTACGCCCGGCTGTCTCATAAATAGATCCACTAGCTGAGGCGTTAGCGACTATGTACTGTGAGCTCCATCCGCTGCGATTGCGGCGAGTCGGTGCAGCTGTGTAGTACACGCCCTTGCTTGCCTGAGCGGCATCGTAAAGGGGAAACAAACGTAAGCGGCCCTCGGTGTTAAGAGTTCTAAAAGCCGAGTTACGAGCTGTAATCTTTCGGCCCTTAGTTCCCTCGTTCCAGTTGTACAAATTGCCCGGAACAGGAGAGGGCGCATAACCTCTAGCCTTGTCCCGAATTGGGATCATTACGCCTTTAATCTCTTTGTTCATCTCTTTAAGTAACTCAGGGTCGATCTTACGTAAAGCCTTAAGAGTGCCTTTAACGCCTTCGAGGTTTACGGGCATGTGCTTCGGCCTCCTTTGCTTGATCGTTAAGCACTTGTATTAACATCTTAAACATCTCTGTATCTAGATCGAGTATCGCTTGAGGCGCGACCTGTAACCTGATTGCTAGTTGTGCTATCAAATAGGTTACGGTGCCGCGCCCTAAGCTAAAGGCAGATCGTCCAGTACCTCGACCTTAGCCAAGGTTTCTAAAAACTCACTACCAAACATCGGTACTGTTTCGCCGCTAGTGCGTAAGCACTCCCACGCTAACCAGTACACATCCGATTGCTTCTCGTCATCTCTAAAGGCTTTGTGAAAACCTTTTTTTGCATATAATTCAAAGGCGTACTCAATTTTTGGCGAGATTTGATGCTCGCTTACTTCACCGCTTGCCCTTGTTATTTTGAGTCGTGCCATTTGTGTAGCCCCTTTTCTTTTTTATCAGCTAGTAGTAATTACGATTGGTGAGTTACAGGTAAAGGTAATTGACTGAGATGCAATATCTCCGACAGCACCGTTAATATCTGTTGTGTTATTTACAAGGACTGTAGTGCTATACAGAGGGTTAGTAGCCGATGTAGCCGCGCTTGTCTGCTTTAGCGTTAGAGCGACAGTTGTACCCCATGCTGCTTGCAGAGTCGCGTTTACGTTAGCTGCCGCTGTATCGGATAGAAAGTCCAGCGCCACGGTGCTAGTCTCTAAACCTTTTGTATATTTTCTAGATGAGTCGCCCATAGCTGTAACTTCGAGCTCCTCAAAAATACGGTTAATCGTTGCGCTAGTGACGTGATCGCTCAAAGCTACAGAGTTAAGAGTTACCACGACACCATTTGACATATATACGGCCATTTATTTACTCCTCGTTATTATCTGTTGGTGTGTCTTTTGTTTTGTTTTCTTTTTTTGGTGCTTCGGTAATCTGCCCTATCTTGATAAGAAAGGCGATATCCTCGTCTGTTAGGCTCATGCTTAACTCCAGCTCGTTAGTATTTGGATGTCAAAAGATGCGGTTAAAAGTGTGCCACTCGGTACATCTAATACAGAGGGCGCACTCATAGCTGCAATATTCATTACGATTGTTGAGGCCGCTAACTTGTTAAACACAGCTACGGCAAAAGTCTCAATACCGTTTAGATTGCCTTGATTATCTAAAAGCGGTACGTTAAAAATAATCTTAAAATTAGCCATAGGCGAGATGCCTACATTTGTATTATTAGTTGGTGTTATGTAGGGATCGTTAGGTGCAATAAGTACAGAGTTAGCCGTAATTGTTGGCGGCGGAAAGCTGTACGTACTCCATACGCTCGCGTTAGCTAGAGCGGCAGCTAGTGATGCACGTAGCGTTGTAATTGGGGCTGGCATTATCCGACCATCGTATTCGGGCTTGCATACCCGGCAATAAGGCCTCGGATCTTGCCGATCATAGAGTTACCCATACGGTAAGGGCTAGGACTAAATCCATCTATCGTTACGCCGCCGGTCTGTGACACTTGGCGCGCTTGAAAGATATCTACAGCCAAGATCATGGCGGCCTCGCGTATAGCCGGGGTAGTGGCGTAAGAGTTAGTTTTAGTGTCTGCTCCTACAGCTGAGCCATAGGGGAGTACTCGCGTAAAATTAGCGTTAGCCGCTACCTTGGCATATTGAATAAAACTGTAGCCTCTAGGAAAATTAAAGGCGTAAGTATTAAAGGCGATAGATGGAAACTGAGTAGCTGTCCCGGCTGTCCATGGGATCGTGCCGGTAATTGTGTAGGTGCCGTTAAAAGTTGAGCCGCATCCACTCAAGGTTACAGAGTCGCCGGTGCTAAAGATTGCAGGGTTAGCAACCATAACTGTAGCTACGTTATTTTGCAGCGCTGTACCTACAACGGGTGCAGAGTCAAACCATAAAAACTGATTAAGTAAATCTTGGGCAGCCTGACAACACGTCTCTACGATGTCTGAGCTATACAGAGCTTCGATACCTAGGTTAGCTCTGAGCTCTGCCTCGGTGACGTATGTAGCTGGCACTTGTTTACTCCTTTACTTAATAGGGCCGGTAGGGCTCAAAGGGCTAAGAGCCCTACCGACTATTAGGGTTATTGCTTAGGTGAAGTTGAAGCGAATAATTCCCTTAGGCATCTTGGCGATAGTTGCCATGTAACCGTAGATGGCTACCTGTACCTGTAGGTTGCTTACAACGTTTACAGACATATACGCTGTTGGTGACTGATAAACAGTAAAGGCCTCAGGTGCAAGGATGATTGCTGAGTCGTCTACAGTTGTAGTAGCTGCGAAGTTTTTATCAACATAAAGATCTAGGCCGAGTACGTTGCCTCGGATTGATCCCGGCTGAGTGAGCCCTCCAGCGTTCATCGGTTGGCTGGCCGAATAAATTGGCCGCCCCGTTGTATCCGATGCGCCGAGGAGTAATTGCCATTGTGATCCGTTAGCAATGTAGTTATTAGCAAAATAACCTGTAGCTTCATAAACTAAGCGAGATGCCTCGGATGTAAAGCCAATAATTCCTGCGGATGTAGCAGCCTGAGCTGTCGTAGCAACGGTGCCAGCTGTAATAAGTGCAGCGTTTACCGTTGTATCTAGTGTCTTTAGATAAGCATTTTGTAGCTGAGTAGTTAGCTCTGCATAAAAATTAGGATCTGATCTTTCCAAAAGCTCGACACTTAGGGTATTCATGCCTGAGTACTTGTTAATTGTTCCAGATAAATATTCTGTAACCATACCTGTATTAGCAACAGCTCCGGCCTCAGCTTCGACTGTTACAACAGGTGCAACGCCTGATTGTCCTCCGGCAGATGTAACAAGAGATGGTACGTTGATTGTCATACCGCTTGCTGGCAAGGTGCCGCGTGAGCAAGCATCGATTGATGGTGTACCAAAACGTGTATTAGTTGGAAACTCTGATAGGTACTGTGTAGGTGAAAATGCAGGGTTAGTAGAGAAGCTGTCATCGGCAGCTGTCACATAGAGTTTAGAGTCCTCGTTGCCGAGTGCCGCTTTAATCTTATGCTCTGTGTAAGCACCCATAGATGTAATTGGTGTACGTACTCTTTGAGAGTCGAGTACAGATGGACGGATAATTTTGCGAGCTGCTTCAACAGGTGCAGCCTCGGCAGATACTTCAGCCGGAGTTTCATCCGGTGTATTTTCAGGGGCTGTAGTCACAGCTTCCTCGCTTTCGGTTTCGGTTTCGATCTCTACGATTGTCGTATTTATCGTTGTTGTTTTTTCTTTTGTACTTGTAGCTGCTTCGAGCTCCGCTCGTGCGGCTGCAATATCAGTAACGGAGGCGCTAGAAAAGGCAGCGCTTTCTACAAGGCTTACCTCTTTGAGGACAGCCGCCGTAACTAACAGGTAATCACCCATCGGCTTAGAGGCCGTAACATCGACCCCTACGGATAAGCCGCTGACTAGGTTTTCCTGAGCTAATACGAGTGCATCTTGTCCCCGAGTGCTACTCGATAACTTAAAGGATCCATATACGCCCTCTGTTGAGTCACTAAAAGAGATTGCGCGACCTACAGGCTTATCCTGTTGATGCTGCATAAGTAATTTAATTTTTGTTGCATCTGCATAAGTAAGTGAGCCGCGCTCAAACATAATTGGGCCGGCGCTTGTATGGCCGATCTCGTTATATGGCGCGATAAGGCCCGATACGATCCGGCGCTCTACATCGGCAGCTTGTATCTCTTGACTAAACGTTAGTAGCACTTGTATCTCCTAGCGGTGTTAGTTGCTCCATTGATCGAGCTTGGTTTACATCGATTAAATCTAAATTAAGCATTTTTTCTATAAGGTCTAAACGCTCTCGTGCATCTGCACGTAGAAAAGAGTCATCTACAGCGAAGCGCACTTGATTAGCGGAGTTAGTTATATCGTTCATCGACAAACGATCCTCAATAGCGCATATGTACGGCTGTAGTGAGTACGCGATAAACTCTTTGCGACCATCTAATACGTTCTGATATGTCATAGAGTTGTTGTTATCCGCGCTTATGTAGTAAGCCGGGACGTTCATAGCGCGCGCGATCTCTGTAGCTAAATATTGTGATGCTTCGTTGTACATCATGTCTTTAGGACTAAAGCCAATATTTTCTACGCTAAGTGTGCTAGTTAAATAAGCTGTACTACGTGATGCGCGAGATGCTTTCCATGATGCTAGTAACCCTTGTACCTGAGCCTCGGGTAGATCCGCACCATTATTCCGGAGCACAGTTGTCGCCATGGGCGTAGCGGCACTTATAGCGCTTGCTTTTTGTATATCGAAAGCAGCTTTAATAGTTGTACCAGCGGTATCTAACACTCCGGGTATTAAACCTTGAAAAGTTACAAGAGATCCGATGCCGCCCATTGGTACTTTAATACCATCGACAAAATAATCCTCTATCTCTGTACCGTATTTATTTGTTGTAAAGGTAACGCGATTATTAGCTACCCACTCAAAGCCGCTAGGTCGTCCATCATCTGCATACAAAGATGTAACGCGCCAGTAAGCGCATCCGTAAAATATTAAACTATCAACAGTTGAAGCAATAGTAACGCTACGAGGTTGCCGCATATCAGGTTGCTCTAACCATATAGGCGAGCCTAATTTTTCTCCGGTAGATTTTTTGTAAAGTGCTAAATCAATACCTGATATAACTCCGGCAATTAAATTACGACAACGGCTAACAGATGCAACCTGTAAAGCAAAATTACGATCTATACCGCTTGAATTAACACCGTATGTATTACCAGTATTAAAAGAGCCGTAGCCGTAATTAGTAGTCATTACGGCAGGTGCGTACTGAGCCTCAATAGTTGGCTTTTCAGCTGACTTAAAACCTAGAGTCTGTAGTAATCCCATGGAGCGCATTTTCTCCAAAAGTCAAGCACAAAATCAGATCTCTCTCGGCGTGTCTCTAACTGTAAACTTTAGCCTCACCGATTGGCTGAGTAAGGATGTGGACGATAAAACTTAGATTTATAGCTATATCTATAGGGCCGGCTGATTTACGCCGGACTAATCTCCAGCTTGAGTCCGACTCTTTAGCTGCACAATTAGACATATGGCTAACTAGCTCATCTTGCCCGGAGTGCACGAGACGAGAATTAGCTAGAGCCTCGTAAAGATCTCCTGATGCCTGATACCCCTTTTGGCCTGAGATATCGGTGATCTGTATGCCGTTAGCCTCAAGGCGTTTAGCAATAGAGGCCGTGGTGTACTTGTCGTAACAGACCATACGAGGGTAATAAATCTTGGCCCACTTGGCTATGGCATTAGCTACAAAGAGCTCATCAATAGATACATCGCTGTGAAAGATCTCTAAAACCGCGACTCCTATACGACCATCCTCTAATACTTGTCCCATACATAACGAGCCATCTCTACGACTAGGGCTAACGTCAAAGGCAAATATAGTAAGCGGCCCAGCTGACATTTTTAGATCCTTATTAGCTGCATCCTCAACAGCCATATGAGGCCATGGGCTTTGAGTGCTTGAGATCCATTGACATAGTAACTCTGTCTTAGTCGTCTCTATTGGCTGAGTAGCTACCGCTTCCTCTAGGGCTTCCTCGGTAACTGTATAGCCAAGGGCCGGGTTAGCCATAGCCCACGCATCACGATCTGTTATCTTGGCGAATTGGGGAGCTGAGTACTCGTAAAAGCCAAAAGTTTTAGGCGGAAAACTCATAGCCCTCTCGCGCAGGTCATTAAGCACCGTGCTAAACGAGTCTCCAGCGTTAGAGGTTAGGAGTGTCTGAGCATTAGGCTTAGCACGAGTAGTAGGTGTAGCTGCCCTAAAGCCCTCCTCGGATATCTCTCGGATCTCATCGATGTATAACAGAGAGGCTGTACGGCCACGCGATCCATCACGAGTAGCTGCGACAACGTCTAGGCGGTTGCCGTTTTTTAGCTCTATAGACTCGGTGCCATTGGCATACCGGATCTGTTTTATCTGTTTACGCATACCGTCATTATTCTCAATAGCGTAAGCAACCTGCCTAAAAGTGTCTAGGGCCATCGATCTATTAGAGCTCATTATGAGCACGTTAGGGCTATCAAATAAAAACATATGACCGAGCATGACCATACGCGCGAGATGAGTTTTACCCTGTTGCCTACTACATAAAATTAGGCTGGTCTTACGGATAAATAAATTATCCT